GGCGGCCACGTCGCGCACGGTCATGCCGGCCGCGAAGCACTCGAAGGCCTCGGCCTTCTCGTCGGTGCGGATGGGCAGCGGCGCGGGCTTGGGTGCGCGGTCCGCACTCGCCTTCGCGGGGGCGGCGGGTTGTGGCGGCGGCGCGTCTGGTTCGGTCGTCTCCTCGGCGGCGGCGGGCGGTTCCACGGCCACATTCTTCCGCCGCCGCCCGCGTGCGGCGCGCGCTGCCTCGGCCTCGCGCACGATGCCGAGGGACTCCGCCTTCTTGCGCAGCGCGTCCACGCTGGCGATCGGGTCGCCCGGCAGGGCGTTGACGCGCGCGAGCAAGGCGGGAAGGTCCGTGCAGTCCGGGTAGTCGGCGCGCAGCAGGGCAACGCGCTGCGCGGTCCATTTCATCGGGCCTAGGCCCTTCTCCCGCCGGGCCTCGGCCGAGGCGCGGCCGTTGCGCGACATCAGTTCCAGCACCAGGGCGGGCGCGCGCCGGATGCCGAGCAGGCAGGCGCGGCGCCGCAGCGCCGTGATCGAGGCGACGGGCCATGGCGCCGGGATGGCGTTGAGCGCGGCCAGCAGCGCGGCGTCATCGGTCTGCGTCGGGAACCGTTCCCGCAGCAGCGCGTCGCGTTCCGTCACCCACACCTCGGCCGGGCGGCCGGTGCGGCGCGGGGCGGCTTGTGCGTGGGCGGGCTGCGATTCCTCGGCGGTCAGCGAGGGGGCGTGAAAGATGGGCGGTGCGGGCGTCCCCGCGTTTTCAGAAGCGGGACGGTTCGCCGCTCTCGGCGTCCCGATGGGCATGGTCGTCCGCTTCTGAGCAGCCGCCGCCCCGGCCGTCTCGTCCAATCCGTTCGCCGCGCCGCGCAGCGCGGCGATGATGTCCGCGAGCGTCGTCACGCGCTCGGCCAGCCGGATGCGAAGGTCGCTGCCCGGGTCGCTCGTGTCGTCGGCGATCATGCCCTGCATGACGACGCCGAGCCGCCGGGCAATGTCGTGCAACGCCTTCTCCGTCACGGCCGCCGCCCCTGGCCGCGGGCCATGCGCGCCTCGAGCAGCGACACCACGGCGCCGGTCGCGAGCTCCTGCAACGTGGGCTGCGTGCGCCGCTCGGGCCCGCGCGGGACGGCGATGTAGGCATGCCGTTCCATCGCCTCCACGCGCCCGCGCAGGTCTTCCAAGACCTCGATCGCCGCCTGCACGCGCGCGGCGAAGGCGGCCGTCTCGGGCTGCTGCGCCAGCGCTGCCCGGGTCTGCGCCAGCAGCACCAGCGGGCCGATCATGTCGGTCGCGATGGTCATGCGAGCGCCCTCCCGATCAGATGCACGGCCAGGAACACCAGCCCCCACGCCGCGAGCGCGAGCGCGAGGCCGAGTGCGGGTTCGCCATGCGCGGCGCGCGGCGCCGGCGCGGGCGGGGCGAGGCGGAAGGCGATGCCGCCCATGGCCTTGCGCGGCAGGCTCATGCCGGCACCAGCGCGACGGCGATGAGGGAGAAGCCCGCCAGCGCCGCCAGCAGGCAGACGCAGGCGAAGAGATCCTCGGCGAACTCGCGCAGGATCTGGCGATTGCGGCGGTTCATGCGGCGCCCCAGGTGCGGCGGGTGGTGAACTTCCCGGCGCCGCCGCCGCGCTGCTCGGGCATCGGCCATGCGGGCTCGCGCGGCGGGTGCGGGTAGCGCGGCGCCGCGTCGCGCAGGATCGAGGCGAGGCGCGCCATCGCCGCGCTCTCGGCGTCCCCGCCGGGGAAGAGGCTGCGGCGCTCGGCCGCCCCGGCATCCAGCGCGTCGGCGACGATCAGCAGCGTGTCGGCGGTGACGCCGGGGGCGGCGAGCAGGCTCTCGCCGAGCGCGGCGAAGCCGTCCGGCAGGTCCGCCAGCGCGGCCTGGGTCTGCGCGGGCGTGGGTGGGACGGTGGAGGTGAGGGGCATCGGCGCCTCCGTCTGTGGACGGGGCGATGCTATCCACGTTCCGTGGAAACTATCAAGCGCAAAAATCCACGAACTGTGGATTGCCTATTGTTGCGGTTCGTGCAGGGACCGCAGCGGTCGCGGTGGCGGACGGGCTGGGTTGTCCCGCGCGTCGGTCGGAAACTCGGGCACGGGGCCGCCGATCGTGGCGCCAAGGGCAGCGGCGCTTTCGGTCAGCCGCTGCGCAATGTCGTAGTCGGTCCGCCTCAGGTCGCCTGCATAGAGCCATTCCATGGGGACGCGCTCGAGCGCGAAGAGGCGGTAGGCGGGCAGCGGCGCGATCATGTTCTGGCCGCTCTCGTAGGCTTGGTAGGCCTTGAGCGAGAGGCCCATCAGGTGCGCCATCTCGGCCGCGCTGCGGCCGAGCATGTGCCGCACGGCCGCCAGCCGCAGGCCGGTGTGGCGGCGGAGCAGCGAGGCGGCGTCGAGCGCTGGCTTCTTGGGGCGGGGCATGCCGCGCGTTGTGCGCGGATCACGCGCAGGAATCCGCCCATTCTTCGTGCTTGACGATATCCACATTTCGTGGATACCGTTAGGCATGGTGCTTCGGGAACTTGTCTCCGCCCTTGGCGGGCAGCGCGTGGTGGCTGAGCGCCTCGGCGTCGGCGTTACCGCCGTGTCGAATTGGGTGGTGCGTGACCGCGTGCCGGCGCAGCACAGGTTGACCCTGTGGCAGATGGCCTTGGACGCAGGCCTCGACTGGACGCCGCCCGGCGCCGAGGCGCTGCGCGACAAGCTCCGCGGCGCTTCCGAAGCGCCGGAGGCCGCCTGACGATGGCCGCGCTAGTTCACCGGCTGCACATCGCGCAGCGCCCCGCCAGGCCGGGTGCGCAGGCGTGCTCCAGTGGCAGCCGCGGCGTCGGCCTCCCGCATTTCGGGCCATGTCCGCAGGCTCTGGCACAGGCTGGCGCCGAAGACGCGATGCGCGATGGTGGGCGATTGGTCCGCGAACGCGCCGGCCCCGTTCAGAATTCCATTCGCGCGCTGGCGTGCCTCGCGATCCACGGAACCAGGGGGCGGTCCCGGTGGCATGCGGGCGAGCAGCTGGGGGAACGCATCCTCGAACCACTGCTTGCCACGGAGCCGACAGGGGCCAGAGGCAAGCGAGGCGACGAAGATGAGCGCGCCGGGCGCGGCGGCCTCCTCGGGGAGCGGCTCGGGCGCGGCGGCGTTCGCGCCACGCTCGGCCATCGGGTCGGACATGGTGGCAACACGGGCGGCTTCCGCGCAGGTGCGGCTTTGCATGCGTGCATGGAGCAACGTGCCGATATGGCGGGCCATGCCTATGGCGCCCTGCGCGTAGTTCGTGCCGATCGGGTCGGCGTAGCGGACGCCGAGCGTCCTGCGGATCTGGATGCCCCAGCGTTCCGGATCGCGAAATGCCTCGTCGAAGAGGCCGCGTTGAAGCGCCTCGCCCCACGCGGCATCGCGAAGGCCGCAGGCGGGCACGGTCGCTGCCAAGTAGGCGCTCCAGGCGCGCTGCGTGGTGCGTGTCGGCGGTTCCTGTGCGGCGGGGGCCTGCGGCGTCAGAAGCAGTGCCGTGAGTATGAGCAGCGCAGCTCGCATGATGGCGTCCTCCTCCCCGCCATCCTGCCGCGCCGCGGCCGTGCCGGAGAAGCCCCGTGCGCGGCGTGAGCAGCCTTGCGATGCAATGCGGCACATCGGTCGCCGTGCTGGGCCCGGAAGGCGTCGTCTCACTCATCGGCCTGCCGTGCCCGCACGACTGCCGCCTCGAACAGGTGCTCGAAGTGCTGCAGCGCCTCCCGCCCGACCTCTGCCTGGTCCTCGATCGGGATGCCGAGCGGTTCCGCGTTCTTCACCGCGCGCAGGCCGGCCTCCCGCGCGGCGGCGATGGCCTGCTCGCCCAGCCTGCCGGCGCGGATCGCGGCTTCGAGCGCGGCCTGCAATCCGAAGGCGGCGCCCGTCATCTCGAGGAAGGGAAAGCGGCTCATCGTGTGCTGTTCCTCTCGGTCATGCCTGGGGATCGAGGCACATGCGCCGGCTGATCGAGCGCATCCTCCTCTCCCCGCGCGGGCTCGACGCCGCCGAATGGCTGTTCTCGCGCTGGCCGCTGCGCGATGTCCTCGATGCCCTGGCTGCGCGCCACGCCGAGGCGTTGTGGGCGGTCATAGACCAGCGCATGCGCGCGCGGACAGCCGCGCTCAAGGCTGTGCTCGCCGAGGCGCCGCCCCCTCCGAGCGACGGCGGCACCTACGCCCCGCCCGGCAGCGAGCGCAGGAGGGATTGCGCATGACGCCACCCCGCGCTGTTGCCCTCCGCCTCGAACTCGCGGCCGAGTGCATGCACCAGGATCAGCCCGCCGTCGCCGAGCGGCGTCACGGCCGCCAGCGCGCCGCGGATCTGCGCGGCAAACACGCGCCCGCGCAGATACAGCGCCAGAACGCCGGCATCCTTCACCAGGAAGGCCAGGTGGCAGCGCCCCGGCGTCAGCCGCGCCGCGGCCTGCTGGATGGCCGCGGCCTGCGCCACGCTCAGCGGCCCGCGCCCGGTATGCACCACGGCCAGGAACACCCGGTCGGGGGCGTCTCGGTTCTCCATCATCCTCTCCCTGCGCGTGCCCCGAGGGGGCGGGTTCCGGCGCGCAGCGTGGGGGCGGGGCGGCGCGCGGGCAACCGCGGCGCCGCCCCTGTCCTGCCTCTCTCCTTCCTCGCTGATCTCGTCATCGGGGCTCGCATCCCGGAGATCAGCAGGAAGGAGGCCCATGGTGGCGGGTATTCCACCCAGCGCGGCGGGCGGCGTCATGGCTGACGCGGCCGCGCTTGAGATCGTCGAGAGGCGCGTCGCCGCCGAACTGCGGCGTGAGCGTGCGGCGGGCCAGCCGCTCAAGGCCGCGTTCCACGCCGTGGCGCGGCGCCTCGGCCTCAGCCCGCGGCGCGTGCGCGCCTACCACCACCGGGAGGTCGAGGCCGAGGACGTGCGCGCGGCCGAGCTGCTCGCCGCCCACGCGGCGATGCGGGAGGAGCTGGACGCGCTGTGCGCCCGGCTGGATGCGATCAGGGGGCTGATCGGTGTGGAGATTCCTGGCGCGACTGGCCGATGGCCGGGCGAGGCGATGGCTCAGGCGCGGGGATCGCGCGGCGGTGAAGGCGGCGTGCTGGCTGCGGGTCGCGGCCTGGCTGCGCGCCCGGCGGGGGGAAGCCCATGAACGGCATCGGTAGGCCATCGGTCCTGCACCAGCGCATGGCGGCGCTGGTGGCCTTCGTTCGTGCCGAGGCCGCCGCGGGGCGGCAGGCGCCGGGCAATGCCGCGCTCGCGCGGGTGCTCGGCCTGCGCGGGCTGACCGGCGCGAAGGAAGTGCTGGCGGAGGCCGAGGCGCGCGGGCTGCTCGTCGTGGAGCGCGGCCCCGCCTGGCGCATCATGTCCGCGCCGGACGGCGCTTGGCGCACCGCCCCGCCCGTGCCGCGGCCGCAGCCGCAGGGCGGGCGCCCATCCTCCTTCGATGCCGGCGAGGATGCCGCGCTGCGCGCCGCCTGGGCCGAGGGGCTGACGCTCGGCGCCATCGCCGCGCGGCTCGGGCGCAGCCGCAACAGCATCGCCGGGCGCGTGCGTCGGCTCGGCCTGCCGCCGCGGCCCTCGCCGATCGGCCAGCGCGCGCCCGAGCGCGAGAAGAAGCCCGCGCGCGTGACGGTGCGCGACCTGCAGCGCGCCGCGCGCATCGCCGCCCGCCGCGCCGTCGCGCCCATCCGCAGCGATGGCGTGCGGCCCGTCACCTATGCCGGCGCGAAGGGCCTCGCCCGCGCGCAGGCCAACAGCATCCCGGCGGCGCCTCGCGCGCCCGTCGGCGATCCGGCGCCCGTCCGGTCAACGGGTGGTCTCTTGGACGTTTCCTCCCTTGACCTACCCCGGCCGGTGGCCCCGGCCGGGGGATTTTCCGGCCCCGGCGGCTGCCGCTGGCCGATGTGGGGAAACCGGGAGCGTCCGAGCCACGTCTATTGCGGAGCGCCCGTCAGCCACCGGCGGGACGGCACCCCGCGCCCCTACTGCGAGGCGCACGCCGCGCGCGCCTTCACCGACAAGATGGAGGGCGAGCCCGGCCATGTGATCACGCGCGGCACCTTCGCCTGGGGCGGGGTGCGCGCGTGAGCGGCGATGTGCTTGGCGGCCTGACGGAAGGCGAGGAGCAGCGCCGCGCCGATGTCGCGCTGCATGTCCTCTCGGTGCTGCGCGCCCGCGCCTTCACGCCGGCGGACCAAGTGATGGTGCTGATGATGGTCGCGGGCTCGCTCATCGCCACCAACACGCCGCGCCAGGAGGACCGGATCGCCGCCGTGCTCTTTGCCGGCCGCGCGCTCGGCAGCGGCGTCTCCGGCGCGGCGCAGGCGCTCGACGAATGGATGGCCGAGATCCCGGCGGAGGGCCGCGCATGAGCCTGCGATGGTCCCACGATCCGCGGCGGGATCTCTACACCGCGCGCTGCGGCTCGCAGTTGCAGGGGATGGCGCGGGTCTGGCTGCACGCCGATGGCTGGCGCTGGGCGCTCGACATGCTGCCCGAAGACCAGGAGCCGGTGATCCGCTCCACCGTCGGCTACGCCACGGCCGAGGAAGCGATCGGCATGGTCGAGGCGCAGGCGGTGATCTGGCCCGTGCTGGTGCGGGAGGCGGTGCGGTGAGCGCGCGATCGGCGAGGGAGGTGGCCATGGCGGATGACATAGACACGGTGCGCGTGAACGGTGGCCCGCCGGTGCCCCTTTCGGAGGTCAAGCGGGCGGTGCTTGTGGCCACGGCCGCCAAACGTCGAGATCGGGCGCTCTCCACGAGCGGCGATCAGCGCGACATCGAAGCGCCCGACGGGGCAGGAGTTCACCCGCGACAGTTGGAGCGAGAGGCCGAAGCGGGTGGAATCGCGGCCGACCGGCTGCGCTCGATCATCGAGCGGATCGAGCGGCTGGAGGAGGAGAAGGAGGCGCTCTCCTCCGACATCAAGGACATCATGTCGGAGGCGAAGTCGGCCGGCTTCGACGTCAAGGTGATCCGCCAGGTGCTGCGCATCCGCAAGCAGGAGCCCGCCGAGGTGGAGGAGCAGGAGGCGCTGCTCGACCTCTACCGCCGCGCGCTCGGAATGTGACGCCGATGACCGTGGATCAGGCCTGGTCCCTGACTGTGCTTGCCATTGCCGCGGTCGTGGCTGGCATGATTTTGCGGCAGATCGTGGCCACATGAGCGCCGCGCTCGAAACCCCGCCCGATGACGCCGCCGCCTGGGCGGCCGAGGCCGCGCGCTGGTGGCAGGAGCGGCATCCGCTCCCGCGCCTCGGCACGCCGGAGGGCGACGCGCCCGCATGGTCCTTCGCCAATGTCTGCGCCGGGTATGACGAGGCCTCGATGGCGCGCGTGCTGGTCGAGATGGGGCTGCGGCGCGTCGCGACGCTGGCGCGCGGGGATATCCGCTGGTGGCCGCCGGAATACCACCGTGCCTCCCGCCATTGGGAGCGGGAGGAAGCGGCGCGGCTCAACCGCTTCCTCCGTGGCAGCCGTGTCTTCCTGATGCAGGAGCGTGGCGGCGCGGGCCGCGTGATCCCGCCGCCCGACCTGATGCTCGCCGTGGATGTGGACGCCGGTGCCGGCGCCTGGCGTACGCTCTCGGGCGGTGCCGTGGGGGAGGACTGGATCAGCCTCGGCGCCTTCTGCTGGCGGGTCGGCCGCGGCGCGGCGGCGGCGCGGATCGTGCGCATCTGCGGCTACAGGAGGTTGCCCCGTGTCGGCGACCTCCGATGACAATGACGACTTCGCCGCGGCCGAGGCGGCGGCGATCGCGCAGTTCTCCGTCATCCCCGGCGGGCGGCGCGCGCCGCTGCGGGCCGAGCAGCGCGGCGGGCCGCCGCCGCTCTGGGTGGAATCGGGCGCCTGGGACGAGAGCGCCATCCCGCCGCGCCCCTGGCTCGCGCGCGGCTACCTGCTGCGCGGCAGCGTCACCGTGCTCGCCGGGGTGGGCTCGGCGGGCAAGTCATCGCTCTGCGTCTCCTACGCTGTCGCGCTCGCCCTCGGCATGCGCTTCGGGCGGTTCGAGCCGGCCGGGCTGCCGGAGTTCCAGGATGCCGGCGCGCCGAAGCGCAAGGTGCTGCTCTACAACGTTGAGGATGACGACGACGAGCAGCGCCGCCGCCTCAGCGCCGCGCTGCGCCAGTTCGGGGCCGCCCCGGCCGATCTCGACGGCCACGTCTTCCGCTGCGGTCCGGCGAGCATCGGCACCCTGCTCGAGCGCGACGCCTACAGCGGCGCCGTGGGCTTCACCGATGCCTGGCACGCGCTGGAAGGGCTGATCGCGCACCACAAGCCGGACCTCGTGGTCCTCGACCCGCTGGTCGAGCTGCACACGGCCGAGGAGAACGACAACACCGCGCTGCGCGCCGTCATCGCGCATCTGCGCGGCATCGCCCAGCGGCACCGCTGCGCGCTGGTGCTGGTCCATCACACGCGCAAGGGCGCCGAGGCGGGGGACATGGAGGGCATCCGCGGCGCCGGCAGCATCGTCGGCGCGGCGCGCATCGCGCTGACCTGCGCGCCCATGACGCGGGAGGAAGCGGATGCGCTCGGCGTGCCGCTCGATCTCCGGCGGCGCTTCTTCCGGGTGGACAACGCCAAGGCGAACTACTCCCCGGCGACCGAGGCGGCGTGGCACGAGCTCACGGAATACGAGCTCGACAACGGGGACTACGTGGCCGCGGCCGTGCCCTGGAAACCGCAGGATGGCGCCGCGGCCGGGCCGGGCGGCGCGGCGCCCGAGGCGCTCGCGCTGCTCGAGGCCGAGGTCGCGCGCGGCACCGAGCACGGACCCTACAGTCCGCGGCTCGAACCGCACGAGCTGCGCAGCGTGGCAGCGGTGATGGCGCGGCTCGGGATCGAGAAGCCCGTCGCCCAGCGGTCGGCGCTGCGCTGGCTGATGGGGCGGGGCTTCACCGTGCAGCAATACCGGGACGCGCAGAGGCGCATCCGCAAGGGCCTGCGTGCCCATGATGGCGGCCCCGAAGCGCGCTGGCTGGATGCGGCCGATGCATAGGCAGGAATGGACCGCCCCGAAAGCGCCCCGAAAGCGCCCCGAAGTGGAGGGGCGCGGCGCAACTTCGGGGCGCCCCGAAAGCGCCCCGAAAGCGCCCCGGAAATCAGGGGGCGGCGCAACTTCGGGGCGGGGGCAAGAATGGCGGAAAACCGCCATTTTCGGGGGCCTCGCCTACGCGCGTGCGCGCGTGCGCGCGCGCACCCCCTTCGGGGGTGGGGTTTTCGGGGCGCTTGCGGGGCGCCCCCGGAAAAGCGCCCCGAAGAGCGCCCCGGCCTGGGGGCCGGAGCGACTTCGGGGCGGTCTTCGGGGCGGCGGCATCAGGCGGGGGTGGGCATGAGCGCATCGGCGGTGATGGATCGGCAGATCGTGCTGGAAGACCTTCCGGCGCCCTACTGCACGCCGGAGGCGGTCGCCGCCCGCTACCGCCCGGAGCCTGTCGAGGTGGCGGAGGACGAAGCGCCGCGCCTGCGCCCGCTGCGCCGCGACCCGCTGATCCTGCTCGAGGCCGATGGCGCCATTACCACGAAGCAGCGCGAGGCGGGGCAGGAGATCCTGCGCGTGTTCACCGCCATCACCGCCGCCGCCGCGCCGCGCGGCGTGTGCGGCTATGCCGAGCGGCTGTCGCGCAGCACGAGCGATGACCTGCCGGTCTCCCTGCGCCTGGCCTACACCAACCGCTACGGCCCGTGGCGGGACTGGGCGGGGCGAGAGCCCGCCAGCCGCCGCCAGCGCCGCGCGTCGCTCGCGGACCTGACGCTGCTGGTCTGCGTGGATGGGCTGGGGCAGGACCAGGCGGGCTTGCGGCTCGGCATGTGCAGGCGGTCCGTCGTGGCGCGGCTGGCATACAGCCTGCACCACTACTGCCTGCTGGCGGGCTGGATCGCGCCCGAGAAATCGGCCGCTTGACTTTCACCCGGTTTCAGCACCAAAAATCTCCATCGTCGCGAATCGCGCCCGGCAGGGGTCAGCCCCTTCCGGGCGCGATGCTTTCGGGGGGCAGGTGCCTTGCTGACCGTCTCCGTCAGCGCCGATTTCGAGCGCCTGCGCCTCACCCTCGATGACTTCGGCCGCCGTCAGCTCCCCTACGCCGCAGCCCGTGCCTTGACCGCCACGGTCCAGGGCGCCCGGCGTGAGGTGCAGGAAGGCATGCCGCGGGTGTTCGACCGCCCGACGCCCTTCACGCAGCGCGGCATATCCATCCGCTCCGCGACGCGGAACAACCTCGAAGCCGCCGTGCTGGTCCTGCCGGTGCAGGCCTCCTACCTCCGCATCCAGGAGCAGGGCCTTCGCCGTGAGCCGAAGCGCCGCGCGCTGGTCACGCCGGCTGCGGTTCGCCTGAACCAGTATGGCAACATCCCGGCCCGTGCCCTGGCTCGGATGAAGGGCCGATCGGATGTCTTCGTGGGCACGGTGAGAGGCATCGGCGGCTTCTGGCAGCGCCTGCCGGATCGAGGTCTGCGCCTGTTAGCCCGCTTCGAGGGGCCGAAGAAGGGCGCCGAGCGCCCCTTCTTCTTCCCCGCGGTCGAGCGATCCCTGCGCCGCGACTTCAACCGCCTCATGGGCGACGCGCTGGCCGAGGCGCTGCGGACGGCCAGGCCCTAGGGGGGGGCTCCGGGTCCTTCCCGCCGGACGCCCCACCGCGCGTATTTCGCGCCGCGGTCGGACGCCGAATTTTTGTGCAGAAACAATGGGTTCTGTTGTGGTTCGCTTTGCGGTTTGCGCGCGACCTTGGAGGTGAGGCCGATGCCCACGGTCAATCTCGATGAGATGGCTAGGGTGCTCCGCGTGTCCCTTCCTACCCTCCGTGCGTGGATCAGGCGGCACCCCGACTTCCCCGTCGTGGCTGAGGGGCGCAACGGGCTCCCCTGGGAACTCGATCCCGAGGCGGTCATCGCATTCGTCCGCCGTAAGAATGATGAGGAGGCTGCCAGGCAAGCGGAGCGCGATGACCTTCTTGCCCAGATCAGCCTGCCGATCGAGGATCTGGTGCCGGCCGAGAACCGTGGTCTCACGGCGGCCGAGCGGCTCAAGCTCGCGCAGGCGATGCGCGTGGAGGATGAGGTCGCGAAGCAGCGCGCCTTCCTCGTCCAGACTTCCGAGATGCGTGCCCGCCTCACGGATGCCTGGGGGCCGCTGAACCAGTTCCTTCAGTCGCTGCCCGGCCAGCTTGGCCGCCGCCATAACCTGCCCGATGCAGTCGTCCGCGACATGCGCCGGGCCATAGAGACGCAGCAGCGGGAGCTGCACCGGCGCTTGGTGGATCTGCTCGATCCCGGTGCCGCAGCGCCGCCGCACGAGGAAGAGGAGCATGCCGCAGCCGCCTGACCCGGCGCGCTTCGCCTATGCCGATGCGCGGCGCATCCTGCGCGAAACGCTGGATGCGCTGCTTCCGCCGCGGCGCATGTCGGTCGCCGATCACGCGGCGCTGCATCGCTGGGTGAAGTCCCCGGTCGGCGCGCACATGGAGCGATGGGATCATCGCACCGCGCCCTACCTTCGCGAGCCGATGGAGTGGCTATCCTCGGACGATTACGACACGGTCGCGATCGTCGGGCCTGGTGCTTGCGGCAAGACGATGCTGGCCGAGAACTGGCTGCTCTACAGCATCGACGCCGACCCGGCGGACCTGCTGTGGTATATGCAGACCGACCCGGCCACCGAGGCCTATGTGAAGGGCCGGATCGAGCCGATGCTCGAGGCGCATGAGCGCCTGATCGGCGACCGGCGCCACGGCCGCGACAGCGTGGCCTTCAAGCGGTTCCGCGGCATGCGGGCGGAGTTCCTGACCTTCACGGCCTCCGCGCTGGTCAACAAGCACGTCGCGCGCATCGTTGCGGACGAGATCGACAACTACGACGAGAGCCTGGGCGACCCGCTGGCGCTGCTGAACCCGCGTCGCCAGGCCGCCGGGGCGGATTCGAAGCTGCTGCTGATCAGCCATCCCGACCGTGGCGCCCCGCCGGACGCCCCGCGGGCGCGGCAGCGCGGCATCATGGCGGTCTACGCCGACAGCACGCGCTGCACCTGGTGGTGGCGCTGCCCGCATTGCGGTGCCTACTCGTCGCCGCATCCCGGCACGGCGCGGCGCATGGTGCTCGACTGGCCGCAGGACGCGCCGCTCGACGTGATCCAGCGGGAAGCGCGGCTGGTATGTCCGGCCAATGGCTGCCTGATCGAGGACGGCGAGCGCCACGCCATGAACCTCACCGGCAAGTGGGTCGGGGCGGGCGAGACGATCGACGAGGGCGGCCGGATCGAAGGCGAGCGCATCAGGACCCGCACCGCCGGGGCCTGGATTCTCGGCGTCATGTCGCCCTTCACGAAGGACGGCATCGGCGGCCTGGCCCGCGCCCGTGCCGCGGCCGAGCGGGCGGCAGAACTGGGCGAGATCGAGGGCCTGCGCCAGGTCATGGTGAAGAGCTGGGGCGAGCCCTACGCCCCGCCCGCCCGGCTCGGCAGCGTGGATGCCGCCGTTCTGGCCGAGCGCGCGGAAGAGGGGCTGCGGCTCGGCTTCGTGCCGGATGGGGTGCGCTTCCTGACCGCCTGGGCGGACGCGCAGGGCAGCCGGTTCGAGGTGCTGGTCCGCGGATGGGGGCCGGGCGGCGAATCCTGGGTCGTTGATCACCAGGTGATCCCTGCCGAGCCGGCGACGAACCCGGATGACTGGGATGCGCTGATCGAGCGGCTGACCGAGGGCGCATTCCCCCTTGCCGACGGCAGCGGGCGCGTGATGCGGCTGCGCGGCGCCGGCTTCGATGCCTACGGCCAGCCGGGCGTGACGGAGCAGGCCTATGCGGCCTGGCTCCGCGCCCGCAAGGCCGGGAAGGTGAAGCGCCTGGGCGTGGTGGAACACCGCGACGTGTGGTCCCTGGTGCCGACCAAGGGCGCGCCGGGGCGAGCGGCGCCGCGCATCCAGGTGGTCTATCCGAACAGCCAGCGGAAGGACCGCCGCGCGACCGCGCGGGGGCAGGCGCCGCTGCTGCTGTTCAACGCGAACGGGGCGAAGGACGCGCTGGCAGCGCAGCTCGCGGTCGCCCCGCCATCGGTGGGTGCCGTGCATATCCCGCGCGGGCTGCTGAGCCCGGCGGGGCCGCCGCACGACTTCCTCGAGCAGCTCTTGGCCGAGGCCCGCAACCCGACCACCGGGGCGTGGGAGAAGGTGGAGAAGGCCCGGCGCAACGAGGCGCTGGACCTGATGGTGGGCTGCGAGGTGGTGGCGCGGCTGCACGGGCTGCACCGGATCGACTGGGAGGCGCCGCCGGCCTGGGCGTCGCGGTGGGAGAGCAACAGCGCCGTCGCGCCGGCCTCCGCCGCAGAGGATGCGCGCGATCTGGCGCCGCCGCCGGCCGCCGTGGTGGCGGCGGTGCCGCAGCGCCCGGCAACGGTGGCGATGCGCGGGCGCGGGGTGATCGGTATGGGCCGCAGGCTCGGTTGAGGGGACGATCGGCATGGATGCGGTTCTGGCCTGGGCGCTCGCGCAGGCAGCTGGCACGCGCTGGCGCGAGCTGGCCGAGGCGTATGTCAGCGGCGCCACCCGCGTGACCTTCGAGGGCCGAACGGTCGAATACCGCAGCCGTGCGGACATGGAGGCGATCCTGCGCGCCGGTTTCAATGCCGAGAACCCGCAGGCGCGGCGCGGCCCGCGCATCTCGCTGGGCGCCGGCCGATGAACCTCATCGACCGCGCGATCGGCTTCATCTCCCCGGTGCGGCAGGTGGAGCGCGCGCGGGCGCGCCTGCAACTGCGCCGCATCGAGGTGGCCGCCTCGGCCATGTCGGGATACGAGGCGGCGAAGCGCGAGCGCGCGGCGCTGCGCTACTTCAACGCGAGCCCCCGCACGGCGGACGAGGATGTCCTGCCGGGGCTCGATGCCCTGCGCGCGCGCTCGCGGCAGATGATGATGAACGCGCCCATCGCCCGCGGGGCGGTGCAGACGGCGGTGACGAACGTGGTCGGTGCCGGCCTCCGCGTCTCGGCGCAGCCTGATCGCGCCGCACTGCGCACCCTGGCGAGCGTGTCGGAGATCCAGGTCGGCGCGTTCGAGGATGCGGCGCAGCGCGAATGGCGGCTGTTCAACAGGAAGGAGCACGCCGACATCCACGCCCGGCTGTCCTTCCGCCGCATGCAGGACCTGGTGTTCCGCTCGGTGCTGGTCTCGGGCGACTGCTTCGTTGCGGTCGTGCAGGCCCGCAAGGGCACGCCTTTCGACTTCGCGCTTCAGGTGATCGAGGCGGACCGCGTCTGCAACCCGAACTACCGCAGCGACACCGAGACCCTGGCCGGCGGCATCGAATACGACGATGCGGGGACGCCGGTCGCGATCCATGTGGCGGAGATCCCGCGCGGCGGCGGCGCGAAGCGCAACTGGCGGCGCCTGCCGATGCGCGCGCCGGATGGCGCGCCCCGCGTGCTGCACCTGATGCAGCAGGAGAGGATCGGCCAGAGCCGTGGCGTGCCCTATCTCGCGCCGGTCATCGGGCCGCTGAAGGATCTCGACCGATACAGCGAGGCGGAACTGACGGCCGCGGTCCTGAACGCCTCCATCGCCATCGTCTCGCAGAATGCCGACGGCGCCGCCGACATTGCCGAGAATGCGGCCCGCACCGGGCAGGCGCAGCCGGGCTTCCTGCGGGCGAACATCGAGTTCGAGCCCGGCATGGTGCTCGAAGGCTTCGCGCCGAACGAGGGCCCGAAGTCCTTCGCCGCCGACCGACCGAATGCGGGCTTCGATCCCTTCGTCCAGGCGGTGCTGCGGCAGGTGGGCGTCGCGCTCGAACTGCCGTTCGAGGTGCTGGTGAAGCACTTCACTGCCTCCTACTCGGCCGCGCGCGCGGCGCTGCTTCAGGCGTGGTCGTTCTTCCGCGTCCGCCGCGAATGGCTCGCCGAGGAACTGTGCCAGCCGGTCTATGAGCTGGTGCTGCGCAACGCGATCCTGCGCGGCCGGGTCGCGGCGCCGGGTTTCCTCGAGGATGCCGCCATGCGGGCCGCGTGGTCCGCGACGCGATGGACCGGCCCCTCCATGGGCCAGATCCAGCCGCAGACGGAAATCCGTGCGGCGCGGGAGGCGGTCGAGGCTCGCTTCGCCTCCCGCACCCGCATCGCCGCCGAGATATTCGGCGACGACTGGGAAGCGGTGGAGGACGAGCTCGCCTGGGAAGACGAGCGCATCGGAGGCGCGCGGCCGGGGGACCCGCTCACCGGGCGCGGCGCGCCGCCGCCGGTCGAGCAGCCATCCGATGCCGGCGACGCCGAGGACGAGACCGAGCAGGAAAGGAACGCCGCATGAGCGCGCGCCTTGCGGAGCGGATCGCCAGCGTGCCCTGGCTGATCCTCGAGCCGGCCTTCCAGTCCCTCCTTGAGATCGCCAGCCGCGAGACGCCGGACCCGGACAACCTCGAGGCCTGGAAGGCCCTGCTCGCGCCCGCGCCAATGGCGGTGGACCTGCGCGCATCCTCCCCGCTGCCGGGTGCGCGGCGCGCCCAGCTTCGCGACGGCGTGGCGATCATCCGCATCAGCGGCCCCATCTTCCGCCATGCCGGTCTGTTCACCGAGCTTTCGGGTGCCACTGCGCTTGCCGATGTGGCGCTCGATCTCGGCCTCGCGCGGGATGACGGGCGGGTGAAGGCCATCCTTCTCGCCGTGGACAGCCCCGGCGGGGAGGCGACCGGCGTCGGGGACGCGGCGGAAGCCATCCGGGCGGCTGCGGCCATCAAGCCCGTCGCGGCGCATGTCGAGGGCGTCGCGGCCTCGGCGGCCTTCTGGCTGGCCGCGGGGGCGAGCGAGATCGTGGCGGCGCCCGAGGCCTTCGTCGGCTCCATCGGCGTCGTCATGCGCATGACCGACACCCGCGAGCGGGATGCCCGCAGCGGCGTGCGCGCGCACCAGTTCGTGTCGAGCCAGACGCCGGGCAAGCGCCCGGACCCCGCGACGGACGATGGCCGGCGGCAGATCCAGCGCCTGGTAGACAGCCTGGCCGGCGAGTTCGTCGCCGCCGCCGCGCGCCTGCGGGGGATGGAGGAGGACGCCCTTCTCGCCGCCACCCATGGCGGCGGGCTGGTGATCGGGCGGGAGGCGCTGGCCTCCGGCCTGGTCGATCGCCTCGGCAGCTTCGAGGAAACCCTGGCCCGCCTGGCCGCCGGCGCGGTGCCGCTGGCCGCAAGCAACCCGTCGCCTGGGCCGCGACGGCTGAAGGAGAACGTGACCATGACCAATCCCGCGCCCGCGCCGCAGGCCGAGGCCGAGACCCAGGCGCCCGCGCCCGCGCCCGCCGCCGCGAGCCAGCCGGCCGCGCCCGTCGCCGCTGCGGCGGAAGGCGGCGCCACCGACCCGCAGGCGGCCGAGCGCGCGCGCTGCGCGGCCATCCTCGCCGCCCAGAAGCCCGGCTTCCAGCAGCTCGCCTCGCTCGCCATCGCGCAGGGCTGGTCGCCGCAGGTCTTCGCCCAGGCGCAGGATGCCTCGGCCGCCGCGGTGGCGGAGGCGACGCGCGCGGCGCAGGCGCAGGCCTTCGCGGCCAGCATGCCGGCCCCGGTCGCCGGCGCGGCCGAGCAGCCCGAGGCGTCCGCGCTGCCTGTCGAGCAGCGGGCCAAGGCCGAATGGGACAAGGACGCCAGGCTGCGCGCCGAGTTCGGCAACGACTTCAAGTCCTACCTCGCCTTCGCGAAGGCGCAGGACGGCAAGGTCGTGAAGCTCATCTCCCGCCCCGCCTGATCATCCAGCCGCGCGGGCCGGGTGCCGGCCGCGCCATCGTTCCATCCTGAAGGAGACCAGCCATGGCGCAGCTCGCCGCCAACCTGCAGCGCACCTACGTGCTCGGCGACGAGGCCGAGTATCCCGCCTCCACCGGCGCCGTCTATGAGGGCAGCGCGGTCGGCCTCACCTCCGGCTACGCCCGCCAGCTCGTCGCCGGGGACCCCTTCGTCGGCTTCGCCGTGCAGGGCTGCCCCGCCAGCGGCGCGAACGGCACCAACACCGTGACCGTGAAGCTGGAAGGCCGCGTGATCGTGCCCATCTCGGGCATCGCGCTGACGAACGTGAACGCCCCGGTCTATGCCAGCGACGGCAACACCTTCACCCTCACGCAGTCCACGAACACGCTGATCGGCAAGGTCGTGCGCGTCGGCGGTGGATGTCGCGGCCGAATGGGGCGGCGCGGCGGGCGACCAGTTGCGCATGGTGGTGACGATCCGGCGGGAGGCCGATGGCCGCCGCGCCTCGGAGGTGTTCGAGATGGTCTGGGCTGCGGAGGCATCGCGATGAGTTTCCCGCGCCCCACCCTTTCCGCCCTGCGCGAGCTGGCGCGCAACGAGGTCGCGGCCCGGCTGCCCGGCGCCGACCCGGCGCTGCGGCGCTCGGCCATCATGGTGCTGGCCGAGACGCTCGCCGGCCTCGCGCATCACCAGTATGGCTACCTCGACTTCATCGCCCGCCAGGTGATCCCCGACACGGCGGAAGGCGAATACCTCGACCGCTGGTGCCGGATGGTCGGGCTGCAGCGCAAGCCGGCAACGGCGGCGGCGGGCAGCGTCACCTTCCCCGCTGGTCGCCGCCATCGCGGCCGAGCTCGATCTCGACGCGCCGGCGCTCGACGCCCTCTTCGCTGCCGCCGCGCAGCTCTGACCTTCGCGCGCGGGCAGCGCGCGCCCCGACAACCGCATCAGCAGGAGCACGTCGCATGGCCGTCCATGTGCGCATGAAGGAAGACGCGGCCGGGCTGCGGATGGGGGAGGACGCCTCCCTCGACGCCGCCACCGCCAGGGCGCTGCACGCCGCAGGCAAGCTGTGGATCGTGGGCGGCGACCCCGCCGAGATCGAGGCCGCCGGCCTCGCATGCGACGCCGAGGTGGGCCCGCCCGTGCGCTACGCCCCGCGGCCCGAGGCCGAAGAGTCCGTCAAGAGCGCCACCCCGGCGCAGGAGGGCTGATCCATGCTGGTGCGATGCCTCTCGGCCCTCACGGGCTACCGCTTCCCCGATGCCGCCTATGCGCGGGCCTGGCTGCGCGGGCAGGCGGGCTTCCTGCTCTCGCGCGGGCTCTCGCGCATCGGCCTCGGCGGGCTGATGGCGCCCCGCGCGCGCTTCGACTTCGAGCATCGCGCGCCGGATGGCAGGCTGCTCGCCTCCTGGGCGGCGTTCAACCTGGTGACCACGGTCGGCAAGACCGACATCGTGGCGGCCGAGGCCGGGCACTACGCGGTGCGCGCGACCTGCACCGGCCCCACCAGCGCGGCGAGCGAGACGGCATTCGAGGTGCTGCCAGGCGCCTTCGCCTGAGGCGCGATTTCGCGGCGATTTCACGCGCGCGCGCGCGCGCGAGGCGCATATTCGGAGGCATGGATGGCCGAGATTGATCCGCGCGCATTCGGCGGGCTCGAGCGCGACGTGAAGCACCTGTCCGAGCGGATAGACGACCTCGAGAAGGCCATCGAGCGCCTCGAATCCCGCATCGCCTCGCTCACCGCGCTGCTCGATCAGGCGCGCGGGGCGCGGTGGCTGCTCGGCGCGCTGGTGGCGGCGGCCTCCTTCGCCGCGGGCGTGGCGGCGACGGCGAAGGGCCTGTTCAAGTGAGGCCCGGCCTCTCCCATGCGCTGATCGCGGCGGGGCTGACGCTGGCGCTCGGGCTTCCGGCGTGGGCGCTGGGCGTCTCGCCGCTGATCGGCGCGGGCTTCGCGGTCGGCTTCTATGTCGGGCGCAAGCGGCGGCAGTCGGAGGAATGGGCGGGCAGCAACCGTATCCCGCCATGGCGGTGGAAGCCGCGCGCGCTGAGGGATGTGCTTTGGCCTGCGCTGGCGGCGGGCGTGGTCGCGTCGCTGCTGATGCTGGCCCCGAAGGCATTCGCCCACACGCCCGGCCTGTCCGAGGCCGAGATCGCCTGGCTCGACCGGCAGCGCGCGCGGGATGGGACCAAATGTTGCGATGACCGCGACGTGCAGATCGGCCGCGCGGTGGAATGGCGCATCGTGGGCGGGCGCTACCAGGTGCGGATCACGGGCGAATGGCGTGACGTGCCGCCCGGCCGCATCCTGATGCCGCGCGCCGACGATCCTTCGCCCTGGCCCGGTGAGGCGCTGCTGTTCTGGCAGCCCGCGCCGCATGTGCCGGGCGGCTACTGGCTCTGGTGCTTCCAGCCCGAACCCCTGACCTGACGGAGCGTGCCATGTCCGATGCCGCCGCCGCGACCTCCGCGGCGCTTCCTGTCGTGCGCCAGATCGTCCAGCACCTCGCGGGCGTGGTCCTGGGCGCGGGCGCAATAACGGAGAACGAAGCCGCCGTCGTGGCCGGGGCCATCGTCGCGGTCGCAAACCTCGCCTGGATGCTGGTGGCGCGGGCGAAGGCGCAGAAGGCCGGGCCGTGAGCCTGGAACTCATCCTGGCCGCCCTCGTGGGCGTGGTCACGCTCGTCGTCGGGGCCTTCATGCGCGGCTCGAAAGCAGGCCGCGACGGCGCGGCGGCCGAGGCCGCGCGCAGGCGATCCGAAGCAGAGGAGAGGGGCAATGCGGCTGCTGCCGATGCTGGCCGTGACGGCGCTGCTGAGCGCCTGCGGCGCGGCGATTTCTGACCGGCCCGCCTGCCGGGTCACGGAGTTCCCGCGCGACTTGCAGATGCAGGCGGCGGAGGAGCTCCGCACCGCCCCGGCGCTGCGGACGATGATGGACGCCATGGCGCAGGACCGGGCGTTCAACCGGGCGGTGCGCTGATGAGCCTCGATCAGCTCCGCGCCCTGTTCGCGCGCCCGCATCCGGTCCATGACGCGGGCATCGCGCAGGGCACCGTGCCCGTCCAGGCAGTGGGCGAGCCGAACTGGCGCGCCATCCTCGCCGCCGCCGGGATGGTCCGCCCGGAGGCATGGGCGGCCGTCATCGCCGGGCCGGCGCGGCGCTATGGCATCAACAACCGCCTGCGCGCCTGCGCCTTCGCCGCCACCATCGCCCACGAGAGCGGCGGCGGGGCGCGGATGGTCGAGAGCCTGAACTACCGCCCCGAGGCGCTTCTGGCGACGTGGCCGCACCGTTTCAGCCCTGAGGATGCGCGGCGCATGGGGCGGGCGGACGGCAAGCCGGCCGATCAGCGCGCCATTGCCGAGCGTGCCTATGGTGGGCGGATGGGCAACGGGCCGGAGGGCTCGGGCGATGGCTGGCGATATCGCGGGCGGGGGCTGATCCAGCTCACCGGCCGCGACGCCTATCGCCGCGCCGGGCAGGCGACGGGCCTGCCGCTGGAGGATCAGCCCGAGATCGCTGAGCAGGAAGGCGTGGCGGCCGAGGTCGCGTGCTGGACCTGGGGCGCGTGGAAGGGCTGCAACCCACTGGCGGACGCCGAGGATGTTGACGGGTGGCGGCGAGCCATCAACGGCGGGCTGAACGGCCTGGGCGACGTGAAGGCGCGCTACGCGGCGGCGCTGGCGGCCTGATGCTGGAAGCCTTCGCCGCGGCGCTGGTGGGAGAGCTGGTGGCGCTGGTCGTGGCGCTGATGCTGGTGGCGTTTGCCGCCGGCGTGTTGGTGGGGCGGCGGATGTGA